TACGTCATTGAATTGTACGCTCTCCACATTCACGCCGTTGTATGTGCCGCTAACGCGATCCAATGCACCGCGTACTTTGTCGCCAAGATCAGCAGCCAGGGCATACGTGTCCGCATAGCAAAGGAATTCGAACCGTACTTCGTCCAGCTTACTCGGCCCGTCGTGCGTGTCCTCCGGCGCTACGCTCTGCAACTGGTAAACGATAAACGGCGTGGCGGTTTCCTGCTCGGCTACCTCTGGAAATACCTTGACGCCAACGATGTCGGTGACGTCTGTGTTTTGCGTCAGTATTACGTACGCGGCTATTCCTGCATTCATTTCTTTTTACCTTTTGCTTTCGCTGCTTTGCGAATTTGAAATTCGTATTTTTTGCGCATCTGCGTCAATGCCTCGCCCCGCTTGTTTGCAATCGACCGAGCAAACACGCCTTTGTTTCTGTTGTTGCCTTTTACATACTGGTCATCACCTTCGACGATGTTGGCGAACCATGCATCAGCGTCTTTCGGTGCTTTCCTTCCTACGCGCGGCCCAACCCAAAATGTACTGTGCTGCTTGTCAATCTGCCAGACCTTAATGGATCGCCGTAGCGTGCCGGGCTTTATATCAAAGCCACCTTTGCCACCTCGACGGATCCGGATAGTTTCGCGCGCGTCTACAATGTTGTTAAGCATTTCATCTTTGTAAATCTTACCAACTGCGCGATGGATTCGCTTCTGCACATTCTGATCGCTTACCTGTTTACGAAGCTGCTCGAATTGTTTCATCAGCGGCTTTATGTCTGCGCCGATTCCTTCAAAGCCAAGCTTACCACCTTTCTGCTCAAGTGATCCCTGTGCCATGTGTTCCGGTTATTTCGCAAAGTAAAATAAGCTGGTCATTGCGCCCAACTTCCTCAATGCCTTGGATGGTATACGTGTTGCTGTTGTAGATAACCCGGTCCGCTGGATTGATTGCCCGCGTGTCCGTGCTGCTGCGAATCTTAAAACGTAGCCGCTGCACCGGCATATCCTGATCGCCGGTAAGCTTCTCGGCCATACCTTCGCCGGCCTTCATCAGTTCAGCCCATACGGTTACGAGCGTAGACCATGACGGCACGCGCTCACCGTAGGCGTTGGTGCTGGTCGTGTAGTTCTGCACCTCTATTCGTCGGTCGCTTTGTCCTATCCTCATACTGAAGTAATAACGCGGTAAGGGTTTAAGATAGCGTACAGGCCGAGCGGTAAGGTGGTGGCAATTGTACCCGCCACAACTGGCTGCCGCTGCTCGTATAGGTGTGCAACCATCCACCGAATGGCAGTAATAAAAGGCTTTGGTATATCAGCCTCCGCATATCCGACATTCATATTCACTTGCACCGCGTTAAAAGTGTCGTCATAAAGATCCGGCACGTTGTCAAATGTGATCCGCGCGGCTTTCGTTTTTATATCAGCCCACCACTTAGCAGCGGCCAGTGTCTGCGTGGTGTTGGCTGTGTCCGTGTACTGCACCGAGGTGATGGAGTTGACCGGGCCAATAGGCAGACGGACGTTGTAAAAAAAATCAATGTAGCCCACGGCAGTAACATCACCAAGCCGCGTATTGCAGTAGTCTTCAATCCACGCTATTGCTGCATCGCGGTAGGCTTCGATTAGCGTGTCTTCGTCGGTGTGATCCACGCGCAAATGCTGCTTAAGCTGTGCCACGGTTATAATGCTGTCGAGGTCGGGCGTTCCTGTTATTTCTACGGTCATCATGTTGCTAAAATACGGACAAAAAAAAGAGGGGCCGAAGCCCCTCCTTTCCAAACAAATAACCCAACCAAATTAAGCATTCAAGTGCTTGGCAATTGACAATGCGCCCGGCTGTCGCAAATCGAAGTCAAAGAATCGATTAACGTGCAATGCAATTTGTGCAGTGCCTGCGTCGCTGTATGGGTCAACTAGCAAATCAATGCCACCGAAGTAGGCAAGAATTCCGCCCTGTTGGAAGTTACCAAAGCAAAGCGCGCCCGCTGCTGCGGTTGAGCCATCCTCCAAAAATCCATTAACAAGATAAGGCGTGGCCACTGCGTTATACATATTGAATCGGCCATTCTCCCAAAGTGGGTTTACATTAGCAACCTGAGCCAATGCCTTAGAAAGGCCGTAAGCGCCGGGACTCATAACGTAGGAAGCGCCGGCAAGGTTTGCACCTGCTCCAAGCGCGTCGGTTTCCATGGTGTTTACAATTGCAGCAGTCAAAGCGCCATCACTTACGCTTGACTGATTTACGGTAGTCGATGCCATGATAGCGGCAAAGGCTGTTGTATCTACGTAAGCGTTCATAGCTGCGGCCAACTCGTTCGAGATAAGTGCATCCAATTCAGGGCCGCCTTGTAAAATTAATTGCTTGCTGTACTTGGTGTTAGCTGCAACACGCTGAGGCGTCAAGCTCACTTGGTCCATATCCAAGCCTGAAGCTGAATCTGACTCTACTTCTGTCGCTCCTGTACCTGCGGCCTTCGTGCTTACGCGTGGAAACTGCAAGGTGCCCGTAGCGTTTCGAATTACTGTAGTACCGAGTCCTTCCAATACGGTAGGGGCGCGCAGTGCTTCGATTGCAGCGGGTACAACAGTTGGAACAAATCCCGCACCTGCTTGGCCACTTCCTGCTTGGAAGTCGTCAGCTGTACGCAAAGCAACTGAAGGGATTGCAATCTGTCCAGCCATCTGCAAGCCCTGTGAGCGTGCTTCCTTGCTTGCCTCACTTGCCCACTCTGCTTCTGCACCTTCCAAGTTTCGACCGTTTGCAACGGCAGCGACTGCACGGCTTAGGGAAAAAGAACCATTCACGCGCTCAACTTCGCGCTGCTCGGATGCGCCGGCTGTTCCGCTCTGCGCCATTCGTGCAACCATATCCTGCTCACGTGTTTTGTGCTTAATCTTCACGTCCAAGTCCTGCATCATGCTGTCAAGCTTGTCACATCGTTCTTGTTCTGCTTCTGTCATAACGCGGCCCTCTGAGTCCGCCTTTTGGCCAATGGCTACGAATTCTTCGTAGTTCGCATTGCGCTGGCCTTTCAAATCGTTTAAAGTCATCTTTGTAATGTTTTGCGTAAAGTTACGCGGTTCTGTTTTTATCGTTTCAGGTTCTGCGCGTTCTTCCGTTTCCGGTTCTGCTGCTACCTGTTCTTCCTTTAATTCCTCCACTTCCTGCGCCGCCGCTGCCATGTTTCGCGCATATACTGAAGCCGTTGGGCTGGCTGGGTATGTTACTGCCGAGGTATCCAATAGCTTGCCAACCTTGGTAATGGTTCGCGTGCTGCGGTCGTCGCTCCATTCGTCCGCCTCGATTGTAAAGGCAAACGAGCTTTGTGATATATCGCCGCGCTTAATCAGCTTGTAAAGGTCGCGCCCGTCCTGCGTGTCAGCAAGTGCTGCGCGATACTTCAAACCTTGGTCGTCTACGCTAAGTTCTAACGTGCCGTTCGTAGTTCGTGCCAATGGTGCGCCGGTATGGTTAAGCAAAAATCGAACGTCGTCTTCCATGACGTCATCGAATGCGCCACGTGCTACGGTTTCTTTGAAGTATCCTAAATCATACTCCACATCAAAATTGCTTGCATAGCCTTCGACTACCAAAGCGTCATCGCCTGCGGCCCGCACTTCTGACGTTCGCAGTTCTACGCTGTCGCCGTATTGGTTGCGCAGTTCTTCCGTGCGCTTGTCATCTTTATTCTCCATTGTTCTGTGTTTCTGAAACTTTATCGGAATAAGCGCCTAGCCTATCCAGTGCGATTTGATTGACGGCAACGGTATGCGTGTCGCCTCCTTCCGTTGGGTTTAGTTCTTCCTTGCCCCTGACTTCGTTAATACTCAGCACGCCGTTGTTCAGCATCTTGGTGTAGAAGTCTGCACGGCTCTGCATATCGCCACGATACAAATCGTTTAAATTAAACTTACTGTATATCTGTGGGCGCTCGCGTGACTGGATCAGCTTACGATCAATTTCCTGCTCGATTCGTTTGGCCCATGGTGCAATTGTGTGCCGTGCGAATTGTAAATTCTGCTGCTCTACGTTGTTGTAAGTTGTTTGGCTTTCGAGCTGTACCAACGTAGGCGGCACGCTGAAAATGCGGCATATCTCCTCCGCTTGGAATTTACGCGTTTCGATAAATTGCGCTTCGTCGGGGCTGATGCTTATCCTTGAATATTTGAATCCAAACGGCAGCAGTTTCGTGCCGGCCTGTTGTGCGGCCTTGTTCCAACTGCCTTGAATTATATCCATCTGCTCTTTCTTCAAAGGCTGGTCGCTGGATAGTATCCCCGTCATTTGCCCACCGCTTCCAAAGTACTCCGCGCCAAAGTCCTCGGCTGCTTTCGCTAGTCCTAAATTCTCACGGTGCAATCGGATCGGTGACTTCCTTTGCAAGTTGCAAATCTCTAGCATATTCTCAGCCTGTACGATGCCCACGTTTCGCACGCTATACACTAACTGCCCGTTCACGGTCTTCCGGTCTACGTCATACAAATCCAAGCACACCAAACTTGTAACGTATCCACGGCCATCGCGCTCAATCAGTGCATAGCCAACGCCGTTAATGACTGCATTGCTGATAATGGTTTCCCAGAAATCGAAAGCCGTTTGGTATTCGTTGGGCTTGTATTTGATAACGTCATAAGCTGGGTGAACGTTCGCCGGTTGAATCTCGCGGCCTGTGCGCTCGTATACCTCTAAATCTAGGCTCGCCAAGGTGCTGGCAATCTTGTACACGCAAGCGTAAACCGTGGAAATGGTTAGCGCTGTATTCTCGTTTATGTTCGCACCGCTTACCGTAGTGCCGTAAATGCCTAGGTCATTCGCCAAGGTCTGAGAATCGTACTTACCTACGCGATACCTCAAAAGCGCATTTAATCTGTCGCGAAGTGTTGCCATATGGGTTGCAATTTACTACAGGGAAATTATATCAAAATTCTGCTCTACCTCCTGCGGTGTTTTCATGTGTTCGCCTATGCCCATGACCATGGCCACGATCGGGTCAATCTTGCCGCCGCTCTTTTGTTTGTCGGCTTTTATGTTGCCGGCCGGATCCATTTTCAACTCGACGTTTCCAAGCGCCCAACGCAGGACCGGATCGCCATCGTGCCAAACCTTGCCCGTTCTTACTAGCACCTCCAGCTGTTTGGTGGGTGACGACATAGAAACAAAGCCCTGACCGAATGGCGTAAGCGGCACGCCATCATCTACCAAGTCGATCGCAATCTGCGTGCTGTTGTATCTGTCAAACGCAATCTTTTCTATTTGATAGTTATGCATCAAACTGGTGGCGTCTACCTCCTGACCGTCGGGCCGGTTCATCACCCCGCTCACCAGCCGGCGGATTGCCGCGTAGTCAGTTACATTGCCATCGGTTACATGAAAGTTTGGAAGATCTAAAAAGGTCCGGTAGATGTGCGACGGGTCGCGATCCAATATGTTGTCAATGGTATCGCTGGGCATGAAGTAATGGCCGCGCACATGGTAGCCTTCGCCGTCCGGGTAAACCATTACCAGCGCCGTCATATCGGAAACGCTAGCAAGGTCCAACCCACCCCAACAGATCCGCCCCGTCAAATCTTCCTGTCGTTCGTTCGCGATCCATATCTCGTCCTGTATCCAAGTCTTTGACGCGGTCACCCATTTGTTAAGGTGCTTCGTTTTAAATTCTACCTCTCGCGATCCGCCTAGGTTAATGGCTTGTTGTAACTGTGACTCCAATAGCTGCGGGCGTAGCGCCACGCCTAGCGAAGGGTTGGCCTTTATCCATGTGCTGGAGTCCGTCCAATCGTCATCTTCATCCAGCTCATAGATCAACGCAAATTGTGCGTCGTCGTGCTTCACTCCGTCGAGTATTTCCTTGCACGTCTTTTGCATTTCGTAGCATGGCGATTCACGGTTAAACCCTGCCGTTGTAATTGTAAGGTGTAACGGGTTACGCCGCGCTTGCATTCCTGATCGCAGGACGTTCGCCACGCCGTCCGTTGGGTGCGCGTGGTATTCGTCAATACCTGCAAAGTGTATGTTGAGGCCGTCGAGTGTATCGCGCTCGCTGCTCAAGTACGTGCATCGCGCTGAGAGCGTTGGCGCTTTTATATCGTGCTTGCCTGCTCTTAAGTGTCGCCTGAGTTGCGGCGAAATCGATACCATCCTTTGCGCTTCGTCGAATCCGATTTTAGCCTGATCCTTTTTCGTTGCTGCAAAATAAACCTCGGCAGCTTTTTCCTGATCAAAGAAAAGAGCAGCGAGCGCACAACCCGCCATAAGTGTCGTCTTGCCATTCTTCCTAGCAACCGTAATATAAGCATAGTTGAATCGTCTTGTTCCGTCTTCACGAAACCACCCGTAAAGATTCCACAATATAAACTGTTGCCATGGAAGTGGATCGAACGGTTGACCATCCCATTCGCCCACGGTGTGCCTGATCGCCCTTTGAAAAAATGTAATGTAAGCCTGCGCCGTCTTTGGCTTAAACTCAAGGCCGCGTTCTTCTGCTGTGTCTAAATCTGTAAGGTATCGCTGGCACGCCTTGGCTACATACTTGGCCGCTGGTATTTTGCCGGTAACTACGTCGAGCGCGTAATTGTGCCCAACGTTGTCAAGCATCTTTAAACGTTAGAAGCTGCTCAAGTTCGTCGTCCATTTCAACCTCGACTTCTATGCGCTTGCGTGCGGCTGGTGTCATTCCCAATTCTTTCAGCACTACTAAATATTTTGATCGTGACTCAACTAGCATTTGATGCTCAGGCCGGTGCTTCGTCATCGTCCCGCCGTCCCTGTTTTTGAATTCGTAGGTGTAACCCTTTTCGTCGATTAGGCTTTGCAGCTCGCGCACCTCAACCGCTAGGCAGGCGGCCATCGTTAAGAGGTCTTCATCTAATTCGCCGATGTGTCGAGCGCTGCGCAATGCGTTTTTTATGCGCTTGTATTCAAGCTTTTGCGTTTCGGTCAATACGTCCATGCTCAAAGGTAGCGCCAAAACCCAAAGAAAAAAATGAAATATTT